TTATCTTTTTTATCTAGAAAGAAATAAACAACAGTATTTGGATTTGACCAACCCCAATCGACACCTGCATAGCAGGATAGTTTCATTGAGTGGCACTTCTTAACAAAGACATCGTGTGTGCACTCTCCTGGATATTCAACTCCAGTTAACTTAACCCACATTCCGTTCCAATCATTGACATGTAATTTCTCTTCAAATTCTTTATATATAATTCCTTCAACAGAAGGTTTCAAGTTCATTAGCTGCGCTAATGCCCAATCAGCACCCTCAGATCTAACCTTTTGAATAAGTTCAGATATAGGTTTTAACATCCATGACTTAGATGTTTGCTTTTTTGCATCACCTAAACAAATAGCTGCAGCAGGACAAGTTAAGCAGTTCTCACCAGGTAAGACATGTTTAACATATTCTTTCTTTTTCTTTTCATCTTTTAATTCATAACTTGCTTCAGATATAACTTCCATCTCATCTTGTATATGATAAGAATCTGTTGGTATTACACCGGATCTTTCGTCAGGACATGCTTGTGAGAATTCAAATGCGGTCCAGCGACGCACGTGTCTCCCTGCTTTTTCAGCGTCTTCCATCATCCTGTTCATCAATCCATATCTAGATTTTCGTGTGGATATACCAACCCTTAAAGCTCTCTTACCGCCCTTTGAATCTAACATACCTGCAATCTCTTTAAAAGCCCTTAGACCTTCACCGGAGACAGTATCAATCTCATCTGTTACTACCAATGGAACGTGTGGACCGTTACAAGCCTTGAGCGTACAGGGGAGAACCTCTAACGTCACTGTTTCATCATCAATATTGAATGTTGATTTTTCCATGTTTAGTTTTTGCAAGACACGATCTTCTTGAGGAACTGTTTTGTCTTCAATAATGGGACGAATACGTCTTGAGAGCATGAACTTAGTTTGATAGTCATAACAACGTTTCGCCTGTGCAAGCACTGCTCCAACATGGCAAGCATCTCTACCATCATGCAGCATGACTAGCAATTCTGCTATAGCCATACCTAAAGTTTTACCTGAACCTCGACCTGCAACGTACAGTAGTTCTTCGATGTCTTCTGGGTTATTCTTGTTTACACATATATCGTAAACTTCCCATATGATATGTAGTGGATTTGTATCCGCAAACCTAGATACAGTTTGATCTGGCAAATGTAGGCCAAAGAAAACCTGTATAAATTTAGACAGCTCATCTTTTGTGGTACATTTTTTAAAGAACAATTTCTTTTTTTGCTCTATTGATAGTGCATCAAAACCACTTAAAACTTTAGGTTTTTTCTGCTTCTTCGTTGCCATTGTCATCCTCTACGTCATGTAATGCCAGTTCAAAAGCCTCTTCTGGCGAGTATATAATAGCTTTATACTCCTCTTCCAACTTATGTAGCTTATGTCTGTGGTCATTAATTATTTCATGATGAAACCGCTTTAAGGTTGCAATGGTATATTCATTGACATCTATGAGGTTATTGTCTATATTTACTTTAGCATTCATACTACTATGTGCTGCTATTTTACAATGCTCTAATTTAGAAATAAAGATACTTAAATCTTTTATTTGATCTTTTAGTGTTAAAGCTCTTTCGAGTTCTTGTTCAGTAATCACCCTCTATTTATCCTTTTTCTCTTGATCTAGAATTTCATCTAAATCTATAATGCCATCGTCTTCTTCTGATTTTTCAACTTCTGGTTTTGCAGGAACAGATGGAGAAAGGGCATCGAACATAGGGGATACGTTGTTGTTTCTTGCGTTAGGTGTAGCGCCTTGAACAATTTTAGCTAATGTTTCTGTTACTTCTTTATAGTCTTTAATAGATTTAATTCTAAGCGATGGAGTAGGTTCAGATGTAGGATCAAGAGTATAAGATCTCATTTGCTTTATGTGTTCTGCAGAAGCAACACCAAGCATAGATGTAAGGAAATCAACTTGATCGATTACAGATTTTACAACTTTAGCTCTAACTCTATCTCGTAAAGTGCCTTGCATTTTATCTCTGTCAGATCCCCAACGATTCAATGCTGCAGTTAATATAATTTGTGGTAGTTCATATTGTGGGAATTGTTGTTCGATTTCGTGGAATGAACTGCCAATAAGATACATCTCATATAGCCTTAATGCTGGAACGGTATCAATAGCGCCTGCTGTTTTATGTTTTCTGAGATACTTTTCGCCTATTTCTATCTCTTGACTAGAGAGTCCTATTTTTTCTTCGTCACTAAAGCTTCTCTTTAATGCCATGTAAATTCTCCGTACTCATATAAACAATAACATTATCGTTATCTTTTCTCTCATTGATTGATATAAGTTTTTTTTCGAGCAAGAAGGGTGAGTTACCTTCTAAAAAGTATACCCATAATTCTTGTTGTAAGTCCTCGTCGCTAGTTAATCTCTTGATCTCCTGCGTCACGTACCTTAAAATCCTTGCTTTCATCTTCGTTGTCGGCGTTTAAAATTATTACGCTTGCACTCCATTTGTTATTTAAATAAGTCTTTACAAACTTATTTGCTATTTTGTCTAACTTATAACCGATAATACCAGTACTATCAGCTTCTTCAATCTCACGTTTACGTTTCAAGAATTTTTTGAGTTTCATAGAATTCCAAAATCCTACACTCTCACCTTTCTCAAATCTTTCTAGTAACTTTAAATTATTATAAAGATCACCAGGAAGTAGAAGTTTATATGTTACTTTAAGTTCGTTAAAGTCTATTTTAGTATCAACATCTTTGACATTTTCTACTATACAATAACCAGCCATTGCAACATTGTCTTTCATCTCTTCTGTAAATAAATTATGTTCTACTAAAAAAGAATGATGGTCAACATTTTGTTCCATAACTACCTCTTACTTACATTATACCAAACTTAATTGGTGCCCTTGATTATTTGATGGGCCCTATTGATTATGAGGGCCTTATCCTCGCCTCCAGAGTAGACCTTATTGACATACTCTGAAACTATGCCTTCTGGTGACACTGCTTCGATTTTGACCCTGCTGTGTTTCTCAGAGTCGATAGGGGTTGTCTTAGAGACTACGTTCTTCCCCTCTATTAATTTTAGATATTTTTTAGATTTAAAATAAGCAGAAAGCTCCACTTTTGGGCCGCTGACTTTCAAAATCCACTTATTTTGACTGTCTAGTGAGTGTTCAAGTAGAGCGTGTAGGGCAGTAGTGGGCCGGGTGTGGTCAACTTCAAATTCTATTGAGCGCCACTTAGGAAATGGGGATTCGATAAATTGCTGTTCATGTGTCTCTGAATTGAACAATAAAAGCCCCTTAGTTTGGCCAACATCTGTTGCGTTATGCGCAAACGGTGTCCCCGGATAATGAACTTTTCCGAAACATTGTCGCTTATGGATATGTCCAGATATGATAATGTCAGCAGAAATCTTATCAGCGTCAATTCCGCAGTCTTCTCTCTTAAATCCATAGTCGGCCCCAATGAAAGTGTTATGAGTGACAACGATTGGCAATGTGTCGGTCGGGAAGTGTGAAAATTCTTGTACATAGGGAACTACCGTAATGCCGAGATCAGGTAGTGTTTCAGTTTTATCAAATAACCTAAAGTTAGGTAGGTTTTCAAATACTTGTAATGCATGATATTTACTATCCTTTGGTTTGTATTGGTCGTGATTACCTAGCACATACCAATATGTTATACCACAGTTCTCAACGTGATCTTTAAACTCTTTAAGAAGTTCAGATCTTAGCACTGCGTGGTTATGAAAAGTGTCGCCTAAGTTACAGACTATATCTGGCTTTAGGATTTTGACTTGCTCTTCCACCCATCTAAGGAACCTTATAGATTGGTCGAAGTTGGTCATACGTAGATGCGGATCGCCTATAAATAATATGTTCATCTGCCTATATCCTTCAAGATACATTCAAAGTATATATTAGCATTATGAGCTTTAGCATGATTCCATATGGTGTGTGACATGTCTTTAAATCCATGGCCATAAAAAGTTTTTAAATCTGTATGACCAGGATCTTTGACACACTTTACTAAAGCTTTCTTATACTCAGTATCTTTATTTATTCTACCTAATTGATAGGTGCAGAACAGCAATACTAGTAGTCCAAAGAACTTAAGTGTTTGTAATTTCATTCTTACAAATCCGCTAAGTCTATTTCAGTTGTCTCCATCTGACTATTTCTAACTTCGACTGCGTCGTCGTCTGCATTAAGACATGCATTGTAAACTTGTTCTAAAATTGCCTTATCTGCAGTAATGTAGTGTTTCATATTGGCATCACCCTTAACGTGCTGATGATCACCAAATGCCCACATCATATTGTTAGGTCGACCAGTGCCCTCAGAGACAGGATGGTAAATGATTCCTAGAGATTTGGCTAGTTCATATGTTTCTTCTTCTGTATTAACAATTCCAGAATCATACTGAAGAGAGAATTCAGCTACTCTATAAGGAGCTCCAACTCTGTTCTTCTTACCTTTAACTCTAACCTTATGTCCAATTTGATTTGCACCACCAGCGATAGTCTTACCGTCTTCGATACGACCAGCTTTAGAATCTACTCTTTCAACTTGCAACATGTAGTCACAGAAGTGTTTAAGAGCTCTACCATCAGGTATGATCCATGGGTTGTTCATCTTCTTGTATTGATCCATTTCTTCATTAACCTGTTGAACGAGGAATGTTGTGATTGTATGTTTCCTAATGATAGGTAGTAGACCCTTAAGCGCTGGACCTAAGTACTTGGCACCAGAACCGCCCATAGTGATATCAGTAGATTTGGCCTTATGATCGCCAGGGTATCGAATGGACTTGACTGAGTCAATCATGAGGCCATTGATGGGTGCACCATCTTGAAGCATCTCTAATACATCTTTCTCTAACCAGTCAAAGATCTCTAGTGGATCGTTAGTCTGTTTAACTAATAGACGATCTAGATCTCCACCTAATTTTTGGAACCAATCTCTATTGAAACTAAACTCTGCATCAACGAGGATTTGAATTGATTCTGGGTATTTCTTTTGTAACTCAATAAGTGCAAGTTGTGCAAGTAAAGATTTACCAGAACTTTCTGGTCCAAAGAAGCAAACTGCTTTACCCTCAACGATTCCACTATTACCAACTGCCCAATTTAGACTAGGCGATGCTAGTTGAATCACCGAATCAGATGGGCGCTTCATTGTTGACGCTACTTTAGCGAAATCACTTTCTAGTTGTTTCATCCATTTTTTTGTGCTCACTTATACTCCCTATGTATTTTATTTCTTTAATTCTTATTAATAACATTATTCCAAATATAGATAAAAATGTAAACATAAGTCCACTAGCAATCTCTGCCATAACAAAGAAGAAATAGCAAGATAATAGAATATTAGATGCTACACTAATCGCTAATATGGTTTTACCTATAATACATGGTATTTTCACTAAAATCCTTCAAAACCAGTACCTTGAGCATCATTGAAAGATATTTTCTTAACATCATCATGTGCACAGCGAAATGCTTGGTATTTGTTTTTGAGGAATAAAACCATAGCTTCAGAAGCAGCAAATTTATTCTTAGCTTCAACAACATCTGGATCTATATCAGCATACATTTCGCGTGCGCCGTTAGAGATTTTAATATCATGATCTTTGCAATAATCGGCGGCTTTATCTAAATAAGCAATAGCCTTGAATCGATCAAGGCGCGCTTTGCATTCTAGATTAGCTTTAACTGCCTTAGATAACATTGAACTGGTCAAATCCATAGCATTAATGAAGTCTCTGAGATAATTGGGAGCTAACATTTTATTTAGCGTCCCAATCTCATCAATCTTCTTACTATATTCGACCAATTTGGTTACATCTATATTCTGTAACTCGTTAGCCATTGTAAACTCCTTACGAGTTAAAGATATCGTCAGCCATGGTTAGTAGGTCTTCCGTATCAGTTGTTGCTGTTGTAACTGGGGCAGCAGGTGCTGGAGTTGGAGTAACTGCAACCGGTGTCGCAACTACTGGAACAACTGGTGTTGCAACTGGAGCAGCAGCGAATGTAACTGGTTGATCTACTGTGCCAACGTCACCACTGACATCATCTAAGCCAAATCCAGGAACTAATAGTTCTGGTAATGTCTCAGAAGCCGAAGCAATATTTGCAATCAAGATATCCTTAAGA